GTTTCACTGCTTACCACAAGATCACCCTCTTCATAGTTAGCACCAGAAGAAATAATAGTTGCATCGACAATTTCACCTATGACATCCACACCCTCAGTATCTGATACTTTGGATGGAGGTTTGACATCTACATCCTCAGAATCTGAATCTGCAATTGAAGGCACTGAAGGATCCGATGGATCTAAATCTGATATGGTGGTGGGATCTGAAGGATCAGAGGTAACTTGAGAATTGAATTCGTCACTTATGATGTTGGATAGATAACCTCCTCCATCTTCAAGAATACTTATATTAGTTACCTTACCTTCATCATCTATAGTTGCTACTCCTGTTGCTCCTTTTCCATTTTCACAATCATCGATGATGGCAACATAAGGAGGTTCTGTATATCCAATACCAAAATCCTTCATATTCACCCCTATTATATTACCAGTTTCATTTATAACAGCATCAGCAACAGCACCTATTCCACCACCACCAAAGATTTCTATACGTGGAGGTCCGCATTTTTTACTTGATACATTACATCCACTAACTAAACCTTCTAAAGGTGATCCCCCTGCAAATGATCCAACCACATCACCTATGCCACCAATGTTTGGAATGTTAGGGAATGAAAGACCTACTAAATCTGCAATACCACCGACTAATCCACTTCCACTAAGTGTGGTAAACTTACTTAGTAAACTATTCTTATTGATCTGCTTTTTCTTATCATTACCCACATTTGTAAGGAAGTCAGTAGGATTTGGATCACATTGTTGACCCTCACACTCAAACAATGCCAACGCTGCTGCTGCAATTCCCATCGCTTTTGCCATCATACTTTGGAAAGTGGGCATTGCTTTTCCAGTAAATTTACTCAATCCACTTAGAAGAGGTGATATCATATTTTGTATACTATTAGTCAATTTTGACATCAAACCAGATAAAAATTGCTCTGCAGCACATAATGGGATATTTAATATATTTCCTAATAATCCCTTGAGAAAATCACCAATTACCTTTTTGAGACCATTTAGAATATTTTCTATTGCACAAAATATTCCATCCTTTTGTTTCTTTGCCTCAATACTTTTTTCAAGAAAATCTGGTGTTAGGAAATCCACTGCTTCATCAACAGCACTGTTTATCTCCTTGAACATTTCAAATCTGGCGGTGCGTATTACACCAGACATCGCCCCTGATATTTCTTGTGAAGCGTCATCTATGAGTTCATTCATATTGACAATTTTATTCACCACAGGATCAATCCATCCATCAGAGAACTGTTCAAGCTCGTTTACTCTGTCAAAGAATTTTTGTAAAGTTTTTGCTATGCCACCTGTTTTTTTGCTTGGATCGGTGCATACTTCTGGTTTTGGTACGTGATATGATTTGTTATCAAAGTGATGTTCTATTGTTTTTTTCTTTTTATTGTCTTTATCTCTTACAGTTTTGTCACTATCAATAACACCACCTGACTTCAATATCTGTTCTTGTGCTTTGATTTGAATATGATCACCATATTCTATATTTGGATCAATCTCTAACGCCTTGAATCCTGTCGATCCCTTCTCTAGTTCCTCTTTATATGATATTAAGTCCGTAATGTTATAGTTAGCATAAAATGCTCCAAGTACAACAGGTTGTTGTCCTTCCTCTCCGTCAAGAAAGAATCCAACCACCATCTCTCCACCTTGCAGTGAAAAACCTGTGCCTGTATAATTATTACCTGCCCCAAACTGTGGAGATACAAGAAAATGTGCCCATGGTAAATTTTCATCGGATATACCATCCCCACCTTCACTCTCTGCAGGGTGATATCCAAGGATTCTTATCTTTGCTCTGAATCCATTGTCAAAGTTTTGATTATTATAGTCACGCCAAACCTTGTCAGGGGCAACCTGTGCAATAAACCACTGGAAACCATCCTTACCAAGGAATTCAATATTTGAATGGCGTGTCTCAAGCATTAGTCGTCATATACTAGGCACTCTGGTTCGTCAGGGTGCATCTCACAGAATAATTCCAAAACATTAGGATCATGATGATCCCCTGCTTCAATCTCATCGTGATGATGCTCTTCATAAACCTCAAGTTCATGTAACTCTTCAACCAAGTGTCTCTTCATGGGTTCAGAAGTTGTTGGATCTGCAAGAATTTCTTTGTCTCTTGCGATGTGTTCTTCGATAGTTTTCATGTTACTCGTTGATGGTAAATGAGTCTCTAACTAGAGAAAGTCCTGTGAAATCACCTTCTGAATTACCAAATTCATGTGATAGTCTGGCAATCATAAATTTGCCATTTTCTGGTGAATTCTTAGCGGTCTTCCTATCTGTATTTATGTTGGGATATTCAAGATTAATTACGTCACCTGCCCTCAATGATAAATTCATTGGCACAGTGATGTCAACCATTTGAGAATACAGAGCAGAGTATCTGGCACTTGCTTGTGCTTGAAATTCTGCTTGTTTTTGTGGTGTGAGTGTATTCAAACCATCAGGATCTAAGTTTGTTGTGCCCTGATCTATGGTCGATAGAATTATTCTAGAATAAGGACCGTCATAAATTGGAACTTCCTCATTTGCTTTGACTATATGTTTATTATAGTTAAAATTATGAAACGTCACCTTTCTTGTTAGAACATCGTAATACCAATTTGCAGTGCTAAATGTTCCACTCCTAAGTTTCTTTATGATATCATGACTCTCTTTGAGTTTAGGTTCACTTGCCAGCATAAAATTATTTTTTGGGTCTAGTCCACCTTTGTAAGGTGTCATTATGTAAGTTTCTTTGGCATCACCATTGAATATAGAGTCAATGCTTCTAAAATTGTATCCATCTTGTGACTCCCAAAATAAAAATCCAGCACTCCCTTCATCTCCTACAGGTGCTCCATCTGCTCTAAAAATTGATTTTCTACAGAGATCTGCTATTACCTTGAATGGTCTTCTGTAATTACCATAAAAATCAAGAGTATTTGAAGTTGTATCCACAGAGTGCATTTTACCTTTTATCTTCGTGTTTACAATATCACTCACTGACGCTGTAATAGATCCAGTGTGTTTCTTTGTAACTCTGGTTGTATGATTAGATAATGAACCAATTGTTTCGCATACGAGCGTGTATATCTCCCTTTTCTGATCAATCAAGTGTGCAATGATATTAGTTACTATCAATTTCATATCTATAGGATCATCTTGACTTGGGTGTTCGAGTTTCAATAATACCTCAGATCCACTTCTCACAGGTGCTGAGTTTATAATACCAAAGGGATCTACTATTGCTATTTCAACGTGTATTGATGGATCTATTACATCTTCGTAGTATTTGACAAATTGTATCTGACCCAACATATTAACATAGTCACTCCCCCTCTCTCCACGAGGAAAAAGAAAAAAATCTTTTATTTTATGACCCTTAGTCCAGATGACCTTCTTATTCATACTGTCATTAGTGCTGTCATCTCAGCATATTTAGTTACATTGTCGTAGGTGTTGCTTATATTCACAGTTTGTACTTCACTCGTGGTGCCATCTATTACTTGTGGTTGTTGTATTTGGTTGCCTCCTCCTATAAAGAAATTATTTTCACTTGGTTGATTTATGTCGCTTGCCATCGCAATAGTGTTATTTGGTGGTTCAAAATTGCTTGATAAATCCTTCTCAAAAGTTTTATTTGGTTCAAAATTAGTCTTCTTCTTTATTGTTCTTATTTTTTTTATGAAATCTTCCATCATTTTTGGACTCTCATTCACCTCACCTTTAGGGGCTTTCTTAAATAGTCGAGCTTTATCAAACAAATCTTCTAATTCAAGTTCATATCTATCAATTCTAACTCTTTCTTGTTTATAAAGTTTGAAAATCTCATCACTTCTCTTCTCAAATTCTTTCTGTGTAATTTTACCCAGATCCCTTAATCTCTGTAATTTTTGATTTTCAAGATTAGTAACCCTAAGAAGATCATCTTTCAATTGTTTAGGACTTTGTAATTTACTTTTTCTTAGGAAATTTATGAAACTAAGATCCTTTTTTTTCTGATCTTTTATAATCTTCAGTAGTCCCCTCTCTTCCTTAGACAGGTTTCTTATAAGTTTACCTTTATCACTCATGCCAGGTGCACCCTTCTGACCAGGCACTATATTACCTCTCTTAGTCAAGAAAGGACTTTTACTGATTCTTTCAATAAGATTCTGTTTCTTTATATCTTTGACTATTACTTGAAGTTGTTTTTCCAAGGGCAATTTTGTAAAAGTTGCAGGTTTTTTCCTCAATAAATCAATAATTACTTTTTCACTTCCCCTTGCCCTGCCTCGTGATAGTATGAGAGCAGTTGCTGCAATTGCAATTTTTGATACATCTTGTACTATTGGTTTTTGGAAAAACTCTTTTATTCCTTCAACTGGTTTTTTAGGAATCGGTGTCGGAATTACTATACGTAGAAATCTGGGGCGATCATCATCATCATCACGCTTTGCAAATTCAAGTCTTGGGACTCTGATTGCAAATTTGTCCAATACTCTTTCAAGATCATCATTAGCGTCAGAAAATAGTGTTTTTTGATTCAATATTATATTTTTCTCTATTTCAAATTGTCTTCTTCTATCAGCACCAGTGAATAAATCCGCTAATTTTCCACCTGCAAGTCCACCAATGATACTACCACCTATGCCACCAACTACAGTGCCTATAGGTCCTCCTACCGCAGTGCCGAGTATTGCACCATACTTAGCACCTGCAAGTGCACCACCCAATCCACCTGCTGCACCTACACCTGCTTGTAGATTTGTTTGACCCTCTGCTTTTCTCCCGACAAAATCTAATCCTGTGCCTATAATCGCAAGAGGACCTATTTTACCAAATCTTCCAAGTCTACTTAGTTTTGCCCCCCTAGATAATGTTGGTGCCTTTCGCCCCCTTAGTAATCCACCAGGTAATCTTCTACGCAATCCTTTTGCTAATATTCCTCCACCAAGAATTCCCCCAAGTGTCGAGAGTCCTTTCCTACCTTTTCTTTCTTCTGTACTGCTCCTGTATAACGCTTCTAGTGTACGATTTCTTTCTTCTACGAGTTTCTTTTTGATGCGTAAGGAGTTTGCTTGTAGTCTTCTTTCAAGTCTATAACTATTACGCAATTCATTAGACAGGAATCTTGACGATCTCCGTGTTAGATTTGCAGTCAATCTTAATTTTCTTTCAATCATGAGAAGGCACCATAAGATCTAAGTGATGCTGCAGAATCAAACTTATCAATTGCTCCTCCACTTGAATTGAATTTGGTTGATACAAATACAGAAGTAGGTATGGCAGAAAGACCTGTGAAACCAGAAGATGATTGTTGCTGCTGAGTATCTCCAAGATCAATAATATTATTACTTACGTTTTTTGACAGATTTGTTTTTGTATTAGCAACATTCTTAGTTGGAGCTAATAATGACAAATCTATATTATTAATTGCAGATTCAAACTTATTTGATATATTATCACCGAAGAATTCATTATTGATTACATTATCAAATGATATTTGCTTACTTATATTAGAGATATTATCAACGTTTTGACTTATAAATTCTTGTGTATTATTAAGAATATTATTTGAAGTAACATCACCCTCGGTGATAGATGTATTATTTTCATTTATAAAATTACTTACAATATTGCCTTCATTCGTAATATCAGTATTAGTAACATTTTCTTCATTTGTTATATTAGTATTGGTGACATTTTCATTTCTAGACAAATCAACATTTTCTTCTAATTTTATGTTGAAGAATTCTTCAAATTCTAATTTTGTATCATTTTCATAGTCCTTAAATAAATTTTTTATTCCGTCGAGAAGACCACCGAAAAATCCTTTATCTTCTGTATCACCTACCTCATTATCTTTTTTAGGTTCATCAATATTTCCTGATGATTCATCTTTCTCAATTTTTATATCATCAAAAACATCATCAATATCTTTACCTTCCTCTACTTTTGAAATATTAAGAGTGCTTTGATCAATCCTTTTTTTATTTTCAAGGTTTATACCGTCTAATATGTCTTCAAATCTTGCTAAAAGTCCCCTGTATCTTGTAACATCTGATTTATTGATAGTTTCTCTACCTATTATACTTCTCTTTGTAAGATCTTGCCTTCTCCTATCACTCGATTGTTGTTCTTTTGCCAGTGATGGTAAAATAAGACCAGCAGCGAGTGCAGCAGTGATGAGTAAAGGGTTACGTAATTTTGACGCTCCACCTACACTTTGTGCTATTCCAGCAGTGGGTGTTTGTCTACCACCTATCAATCCCCTTACAGCGAGTGCTTGAATAACTGTTCCAGATATAGTTTCTATTATTTCAGGTGCCATCAGTAGTGATGCCAACCCTGCTCCCTGCAAACCACCCTTTATATCACCACCTGCAAACTGTGATATAGAAAACCCTGCTGCCAAACCTGCTAATGACCTTCTAAGTAATTTTGAAGATATACTTTCTAAGTTTTCAGAGTCTTTTTTGAGTATTTTAGTTTCTTCTTTATAAAATTTTTGCTTTGCCCTTATCTCATTTCTTATTTGATTTCTCATCTCTTTCATACCACTGCCGATGTTATCCAATTCTGAGATAACTTTGCCAAGAGATATTAGTTTGGGTCTCTCTATATCTTTCGCTCCCTCTGTTGCTCTTCGCAACATCCTATCAAGACTACCCTCTAACCTACGATTGATCGGAATCATAGGTGTTTGTGGTTCATTCTGTCTAGAAGGAGTTTGCATTAGCGTTTTGTGCTTGTTGTGCTTCTAATTTCTGTTTCTCAAGATACTTTATAAGATAATTTACATACACTTCCTTTTCCCATGGAATCATATTTTCAACATCACTTAGTGACCAGTTATGATGTTGCATTAGAGAAAAATTAGTCTCTAAAGTAGAATCAATACTGGTATGATATAGCATTATGCGAAAAAATTTGATAATCCCTCAATTAGGACATCAGAATCTTTATTTGTTTTTGGGTTACGGACTGTTCCTTTATATTGTAATTTTGGCATAGTTGCAAAAAATTCTTCGATCAATCCAAATTGTTGAGAATTCAATTGCTCAATGAACTTCATGAGTTCTTTCTTTGTGCAGTCCTCTGCACTCCATGCCTCATCTGTAGTGAAGATAGTGTCTATACAATCAACCACAGCGTCAAATGCTCTATCAATTCTATCACCATCTGCAATAGCAGTAAAGTTATTATCTAAAAATTGTTGCATAGATGGATATTTCATCTTGATATTGATATCACCACCTAATTGAATCATATTAGTGTGACCATCTGGGACTTCAAGTTTTATATCTGACAAATTTATTGTGAGAGGAACTTTTGTCTCATTGTCATCTTGACAAGTGACCAATAAATCAACAGACTCACCTATTGATTTACCTCGTATGTTCAAAAATAGATACTCTAATTCAAAACTAGGTAATTTTTCAACATCAACTCCACGAGAAACTATGCATGACTTGAGTACAGATTTGAGTGTGGCACTTATATCTGCATCAGATCCATTCTCAAGAGCGATAAGTAAAACTTTCTCCTCTTTGACAAGGAATGGTCTATACTTTACTTTCTTGTTAGATGATATAAGTTGCAATTCAAATGTAGGTGCAACGACCTTTGGTAAAGGCATGATAATATTTTATTCAGTGTATTTATTTAGCGAGCAAATTTAATTCATGTTCCAAAATCTTGATCATCAAAATCTCTACCCTCACTATCAGTTGAGGCACGAGTCCCTCCTCTACCAAGTTCAAAATCATTTCTAAAAGGTGATGCCCCTACTATACGTTCTGATTCTCTACTTTCTTGGAATCTGCTACCTGATCTTGAAGTTCTATCAATAAAGTATTGATCATATTTGAATTGTATTGTTGTTTTTACTAATTCAGCACGTCCATATGCAAGTGGAGAAGCGATTATATTGCTTGGAAATGCATTTACTACTTTGTAAGTTATACTACTTGGTAATTGATTGTTGAATCTACTTGTCTTATTGAGTTTAGAAAATTCATCATTGACATCTTTACTGAACGCTGTTATCTCCATATCACACTTATAAGTCTCAGGATACTTCAATCTCTTGAACGCAGGGTTATCTCTACCACTTGTAGGTGAAATGTATTCCATCCATGCATTGAATACATCATTTGTGTAATAATCTGTTTGTGAATAGTAAGTCAATGTAATATCTGGATACTCTCTAAATGTGGCATATTTCTGTGTAATTCCTTGTCTAAGTCCTGATATAGATGCAGTCTTTAATTCAGATCCTGGTAAAAGTGCTTCAGTGCAAAATAATGCAAGATCTGAACCTGCATCATTTTGATCATAAAATCCATGTTGATCTATAAATGATTTCAACCCACCTTGTGCCTTACTGAAGTTTATACTTACATCATAATTATTATTGAACGCTGGTTGAATGCCAATGGTTCTTTTCGTACCTCTCGTCAAATCGACGGTAGGTAAGTAAAATCTACCCGATCTAAATGCTTCTGACCTAAGTGCCATCTAAATATAAAATGTTACATACTATGTATGTCGTATAAAGGTAAATTCAGACCCAAAAACCATAAAAAATACAAGGGTGACTTCCGAGAAGTCATCTACAGGTCTTCTTGGGAGTTAAAATTTATGCAGTATTGTGATACAAATAAGAGTATAGTGAAGTGGTCATCAGAGGAGATAGTTATACCATACAGGTCGCCAGTTGATAATAGAATACATAGATATTTTCCTGACTTTTATGTCAAATACAAGGATGTCAGAGGTAATTTTCAAGAAAAGGTGATAGAAATCAAACCTGCAAAACAGGTAAAAGAACCAAAAATGCAGAAAAGAAGAACAAAAAAATAT